CGAGCGCTTGTGAAACGACGGGCGCACCCATGGCTTACTTTCCTTTGCGAGATGGCGCGGGCCTGCGAGGCGTGCGCGGTGGGGTCATCTTGCCGCCTTTGCCGGCGGGCTTGGCGCCGTAGGGTTTCATTCCAGGCATGTTAGGTTCCTCCATAGCCGCTGAATAGGTTGATGAGATCAGTCGCGGCGTTCTTTTCGTCGGTCTTGACGGTGCCAAGCTTAGCCGCTGCATCAGCCTGCATCTGCGCGGCCTGCATCTGTTGGGCTTGGGCTTGGGCTTGAGCGCGTTGCTGGCGGATGATAGCCACGTTCTCGGATGCGACGATGATGTCGGGGTCAACGCCAAGCATGTCGCTATAGCTGTCAGCCCACTTGTCCACGTCGATCTTGTCGATCACTTCAGGCCGCATCTGGGCCACCGCGCCAAGAGCGCCGACGAAACGATCAACGCCATTAACGCCGATCGCACGCTGCGCTTGGGCGAGCATGCTAACAAACTCCACGTCAAGCTCCACGCCTTGCAACGCTTCAGGCGGCGGCGGAATAAGATCAGCCTGCACCATGCGGGTGAAGGTCTCGTCGATCAGGGGCTTGAGTAGCTCATTGTGCAGGCGCTCAAGCACGGGGCCAAGCATGAGAAGCTTCTCTTCGTGCCGCTCGGCCACCTCAGTCGCGGTCATGCGACCTGGAACGGTCGACGCCAGCATGAGGAAGAGATCGGCGTAAAACGCGCCACGGATGCGCTCGCGAACGTCCTGGATGTCGAAAAGCAAATGCTGGAGATCCAGCTGCACATTGAACAGCGTGGACACTGCGTTCTGCGCGCCAGGCGCATCGACATAGGTCACGCCGCCAGGCAGGTAATCCAAGTCGCGCCCCTTCATGCCAGCCGGCACTTGCAGTGGCGGCTTGGTCTGATAGTCGATGGCATTGGCCTTGCGCAGCTGCTCGTGCTGCAATTGCTTGATGTCGCCGAGGGCCTCCATGCCGGGGCTGTTGCCGTACACATCGCCGGGCATTTTGTGCCAGCGCGGAGCGAGGCCCGGAAAGCGATCATAGCCGCTTTCGCGCAACACCTTTTCGCCTGCGTCCTCGCGGCCAGGCTCGAAGTAGACGCTGCGCCATGGCTTGTTCTTACCATCGGCCTTGCGTGCATCGCGGTCAGAGCGGGGCTCTATGCCGTGAATGATCGGCACCCACGCATCGAGATTGCCTGAGTTGTAGAGCGCTTGGGTCGTGCGCGAGCACTGGTCATACCCAAACTCTGCAACCAACTCGGCGACCGTCTTCTCAAACTCGCGGTAAATCGTGTTGACGTTGCCGCGATAATCCGTGGCCAAGGCGAACTCGCCGACGGGGCTTTGGTAATGGTGGATGAGGGCGTCATAGTCATCCATGATGACAGAAGCGCTCGTGCCAAACGCACCAAGCTCTTCGTAGCAGGCATGGAGCATGAGGTAAGTGTTGCTGCGCGCAAACACGTTCAGCATGCGCCCTTGCGTCTCGGCCAGCCATGACTTGACCGGCGCATAGTCCATTAGGTCTTCATCGGGCAAAGCCAACCTGAACCATGGCCTAGCAGGCGAGGTCATGCCGCTCATCATGCCCGCTGATAAGATACGCAAAGAGCGTGAAGCCGTGCTGTCAAAGATGGCGTTGTGCTTCTTCGTGCCCTTGTTGCGATCTGACTTGTAGAACCGCGTCGAGCGAGGAAGCAGATAATCCGACAGCTCGCGCCAATGGGCGATCCAGCTAGACCGCTCGGTCTGAAGGGCCGTCCAGCGGCGCAGCATGTCGGTCTTGGGTATCATGATCCTAGCAAACTCGTGCGGCCTAGCATGCCGCTTGATGTAGGCGCACCCATTGTGCCGGTAAGAAATGTGCCGCCAACTCCACCGCCGCTCATGGCGCGGTTGCGTGCGGCCAACGCTGCAATGTTGGGGCGCTTCTGGTTAGCGCGGTTAAACTCGCGTTCGGCTTGGCGTTGTTGCATCTCGGCTTGCATCGTTGCTTGGTTAGCGGCGCGGCGTTGGGCCTTCTGGGCCTTCTGGCCTTGGTAAACGCTTGCGCCAGATGCGGCAACTGAGGCAATAGCAGCGGTTAAAGCCATCACAGCACCTGCGAATAGATGACGTCTTGAATGCCATATCCAAGCCTCGGCAACATCCGATCAAGGGTTGTCCCAGGCTTAGCATGCCACAGCATCATCTTGACACCTCGATCCTTGGCGGCGCGCTCGGTCGCCGTAATCAGCCGCATGCCGGTCATGCCGCGCCGGTGTGACTTGCGCACAAAGAGCAAGTCATTCTGGCACATTAGCAAGTCGCCATAATGCAGGTTGGTGCACACAATGTTAACGCTGTAGCCGACTAGGGTTTCGGCGCCAGCATCGCCATGAGTGTCGCCATGGATGTCAAACATACCGATAGCAAACAAGTTCCCCGCCGCTTCAAGGGTCTGGTAGCGCTCGACATCGGGCTTAAGCAGCATAATGTCCGGCACAGTCGCCAGCTCGGCATAGTGCTCTTCAAGCAGCGGCCAAGCGCGATCAATCCATTCGCTAGCCACAATCTCGCGCGGGATTGCCATCAGACCATATCCAAAGGGTTATACTCACCACGCGAGCGAGGCCGGGCCAGCTCATCGCGCTGGCGCTCAAAGCGTGTTCTAGCCGCCACTGGCGCGGCGAAGGTCAGGGCCAAGGCGTCGCCAAGGTCGGGGCTAGGAAGCCCGCGCGCCTTGAGGTCATCTTTGCTTTCCAGCACGCGCTTGCCGGTCTGCGTAAAAGCGTAAGTCGGCGCGGCCAAGTCTTGCTTGAGGGCCACGTCATCAGGGATCGCGCCGCCTAACTTAATCCATTCGGCCAACCCGCACCACATCTCGGTGCGCTTGTCCTTGTACGCTTCGTCAATGGGGCGTCCGCCGAACCACACCTCAGTGACTTCATGCTTAAGCTGGCGCAGCCTATCAATCACACCAGAGCCATTGCCTGCATCAATGAACACCGCGTCGGGTTGCCACTCAGCGATCTTGGCCGCGACACGCGAGGCCAGGTCCATGTTGTCCACGCCACGCAGGACGATGGGCGGGAACGCCACAAGCCCCTGGCGCGGGAAGATGACCGATCGATCATCGCCAAAGCGCGCGGGGTCAACACCAAGAATGCGCGGCGCCCATTGATATTCCGTGATCGCGTAGTGGCGTTGCGTCGCGGCCTGGACGTCAGACAAGCTGATCAGCTGATCCTCGCCGGCCGCGCTAAAGTCGCACAGATACTCGCGGCTGAAGCTTGTTTCGCTCATGTCGCGGCGCAAGCGTGCGATCTCATCGGTATCAAGGGCGTCGGTGTCATAGACCGTATAGAGCGCCGAGGCCCAATCTGGCAGGGTCTTAGCGCGAAAGAAAAGCTCGCTGAAGAGGTTGACGCCCGAAGGCGTACCAATGAACAGCGCCCAACCTTTGCGGTCTGACAGCGCCGGCTGAATAATGTCCTGCCAGACTTCGGGCTTGATCTGCGCCACCTCATCGATGACCACGCCATCAAGGCGCACGCCACGCAAGGCGTCCGGATTGTCGCCGCCAAAGATGCGGATCACAGCGCCATTGTGCGCCAGCTTGATTGACAGTTCGCTTTCGTTCACCGCCACAGCGTTGACGTTTAGGAGCGGGGCCAAGCGCTGTTTCAACCGCGCCCATGCGATGGTCTTGGCCTGCTTCAGAAACGGCGCAAGGTAAACGTAATAAGCCAGGTCCGCGGTGGTCTTAAGCGCCGCGTCGATTAGCTCCATCAGGGCCATCTCGGTTTTGCCCGACCTTCTATGGAGCGCCAACACGCGAAACCTAACCCTTCGCTTGTGACATTCGGCCTGCCATTCGCGGGGATAGTAGGCGAGGCTAATGTTCTTCTTGCGCATGCGGAACGCCAGTGAACACCATCAAGGCCAAGGGGCCGCCGTCTTCGCCGGTAATGGGCTGGGTTGCCTTTCCATACCCACGATCGATCAGTTCTTTGATCGCCGCCACACGGGTGCCTTCGTTGTCGCTTCCCGGTTGCTTTGTCAGCCCAGCAATGCGGGCAAGCTCGGCGATCGCGTCAGGTCCATAGACGCGCGCAAGCTCACGCACCTCAAGGTTTGCCTTGTTCGGCTTTCCTTTTGGGCGCCCGGCCCCTGGCCTTGCTCCACCAAGCGCCATTGAAAACCCTTGATATTTTTTCTGTTAACGCTGCGATTGCTCACCCGAACACTTCCAGCGCTTACGGCTTAACCGCAACGGGCTGTTCGGGTCGGCGGCTGCTTTGGGATTATCACGCATTTGCCCCATCGAGCGCGCGCAATAAGCGTCGCCTTTGCTCGTTCCTGGCCGCACGCGAGGCCCACCGCCTTTGGCTTCACCGGCTTGGCCATAAGACACGCGCTTACCAGAAGCGGTGACCTTAACCATAGCCTTTCCTTTTGCGGGCTTTGCCATCACTTCCTCGCCGTCTTCGCACTCTCGCGAAAAGCCTTCGCGGTGGGAGCGCCTTTTGCGCCGGGCTTTCGCATCTTCTCACCAGAGCCTGCCTTTATGCGGGCTCGCTTGGCTGCGATGTTAGCGTAGAGGCCGGGACGTTTTGCCATCACTGCACAGGGGGCTCAACAACAGGGGCCACACTGACATCAGGCACCAGCGCCGTCAAGACGGTAAAGCCCCAAGAAAGCCAAGCGGGAAGCTGCGCGCCGATCCAGAGAAGAGCGCCGGTAAAGATCGTCCCGATAACGGACCAACCGGGTGGAAGTCCAACGCCAATCTTCATTGTTCTGCCCCTTGTTGCAAAGCATCGATAGCCAGCCCCGCGGTCATGCCGCCTTGAGCCACATTAGCGCCAGCCTGCAAAGCGCGCTCGTTCTGCTGAAACATCAGGGCTCCCGTGACCACGGTCAAAAAGCAGCCGATCACAAGGCCGCCGACAGCACCGATCACTTTGCCGCGCCAGTAGGCCGCACCGCGGATCTCAATGTCGTTGGCTTTGTGCCGCTCGTCGAGACGGGCAATCTCCTGCAAATGTTCCGCGCGGGCGGCTTCAAGGCGGTCGGCATAACGAGCGTCGGCTTGAGCCTCGCCATCCCTGCGCCCCTGTTCGTAACGCTCGCGGCCCCACTGATCGCGCTTTGCAGCTGCAGCCTGGACGGCGGCGGGGTTTCCGATAGCCGACATCAGAAGGCGGCTGCGCCGTTAGCACGGTCCACTGGCCCGTCAGACACGACGGCCAGGTCAACCGCAGTTAGATCAACCGCATCCGCATCCGCATCCACCGGCGTTGTCTCAATCGTCACTTCCAAAGCGAGCGGCTCAACCGCCAACCCAATCGCTTTGTCAGCCTCCAACAAGCTCGCCACGGCCAGCAGCCGTTCATCCATGCGCCCCACGATGGCGACCTCGCGCTCTTCCAGGTTAGCGAGCGCCTTGCGCTGGATCGCCAGCTCTGCCCGCACGCGGCTCAGTTCTGCTCGGTCTTCAATCTGGCGTTGCGCCATGTCCAAATGATTACCCATGATCAGCCCCTGTGTTTTGTCGTCAACCCCTGTGTTTTGTGGGGACAGAAGCAAGGTTCGTCGCGTCTGTCAACCGTGTGTCCGTCAACCGCGCCTCAGCTAATTGCACCTCCATCAGCCGCTCAGACAACCACGCATAAGCCCCCGCGTGCATCCGATAGCCGGCAGCATAGACGTTAACGATAATTGGCCCTTCGGCTCCGGCCTTCCGCAACCCTTGGCGAGCCTTGCAGATTTGAACATCAATCACCTTGTCGTCCACGTCCTCCTTG